GTAGCTCGTCGTCGTGGCAATCCATGACCAGATCGGTCACTTCTTGGGGTGCGTTGTGAGTGATGCTGTAGAAGCGCTTACCGTTGCGCATTCCTTCCGAGAAGTGAGAGAGGAGTTCAGTTGCGTTCATCGGTGGTGGTGATGGTTCGGTGTATTGACAGGCCTGGAAGAAGTCCAAGCCCGTTGCGTCCATGATGTCAGAGAATGACAAGAGCTGACAGCAGTGTAACAAGTGTTAACAGAATGGTCTGTCGGTCCTTGAGTTGCTGGATCTGTTCGGCTTGGGTGTCGATCAGTTCGCAGCTGGCGTCCAGAATGTCCGCCTTGGTGCTGTTGGTGGTGATGTTCATCAGAAGGCAGGGATGCAGTCAACGGCGCCACTGCGCAGGTAGCTGACAACGCTGTCGGTGCTGTTGTTGCTGCACATGCGCATTACGTGATCGCGCTGTGCCTGGCTCATGACTGACCAGCCAAGGTGAGCTTCACGGGCGAAGTTGAGGCCCTTGATGGTCTCGGCTAGATACATGTAGTGGTTAAAGACGTTGAAGTAGTGGTTGTTGTCCAGTCGCTTACCAGCGGTGCTGTTGTCGGCGATCTGGTGATGGATTGCGTTGTAGTTCATGTGGTGAGGTGTTGTGCCGGGTTGACCGGCTTGAGCCAACATTACACCGTTGTCAGCCGTTGTCGAGGGTTGTCAGCAGTTGTCAGTCAGTCCATCTGGTCAGATCCGTTGGTATGACTGGGATGTCGAGTATTGTTAACAGTTGTTACAAGAAGGAGGGGCGACAGATTGAGTGAGTTTGAGATGAGAAAGTGTAGCGGTTGATACAGTTTTGCAGTGGTGGTGTCCAGAAAAAGCTTGCGTAACTGCCTTTGCAGCAGGTACTCAATGCCCCAAACCCCTTGCTATGACTGCCTTCTTACCGGATTGGACACGCTGTCCAGCCGTTTTTGGACAAAAGAGAGGGGGGCCCTGGGGGTAAATTCGTCCCTGGGCCCGCGTGAATAGGCTTAAAACATTTTTGTCATTTTTTATCGACCGTTAAACCGGCGTAACACATCGGAAAACACTCTTTAATTAGCTCCCGACACTGTTCAGCGATAATACGATGTTCATATTGAGTTCCATTGCCACAACGCAAGTCACAATAATGAATCCACGACCTCAACGTTCCATTCATATACATCCGAGTAGGACTAGCTAACGGCAAAACTTCTCTTGCACACTCTTTAGCAACGCCTGCACCAATCATTTCATCATAAAGCAGCATTGCCTGATCAAACACATACTGACTTTTAAGTTGGAATTCTTGAACAGTCCATTCGGACATGTCATCAGTACTGTTTTGACGGTTTTTAAGATCTTGTTTACGGATGTTAGGAATTACAGGATCTGATTCTACCTTTGCGTACCGCATACTAAATTCTTGAAACGAGAAAGACCTATGTCTCAAGATTTGGGCACTAATTGCACGTGTGGTATTAATCTCTACACACATGTTCACCATTTCAAAGGGTGACCAATGTTTATGATTTATGAGATATTTAATTAGACGAGCACTGGTCTCAGTGTTGTTTTGATTATTGGGATTAGATACACGTGCCATGTAACTAACAAGGTCATCACCATTAGGTGTGGAATGGACTAGTGATACGGAATGCATAATGAAGGTGAGTAGAGGTATTGATACGGATTAAGTACCCAGCTTAATCACATCAATTAAATGAATACATGTTTATAAATACATGTTGTGTCACTATGATCTTCATCAAGAAGATGATGTTCGCTTCGCTCACTTATCATAGACTTGATTGTCATCATAGAAAAGGGACAAAGAGCTTGTCAGTTTGTCGAGTCCACTCTTTGTCTCACTTGTCGGAAGGGCTATCCACCCTTTCACCCTCCCTTATAAGGGTGCTACCGTGAGATCAGTTGATATGACATGAGTCTCATTTTGTCTTAAGTTAAGATTTAAAGTAGTTATAAACACCCCCTTGTCGTGCTTGTTCTCGTTGTTCTTTATTGAGACCAAGTACAAGATGGTTAGTTAATTCATGTGGATTTTCAATGGATGCCTTTAAGATGTCATTCCATTCATCACGTTTACGGATGTTGATTTGTTCTTGTGCGCTAATAGCGAGAGCGTCAGTGAAATACTTGACACCTTGTGCCAACGCATCCAATCTGTCGTCATGTTTAACTGCTCCCTTTTCGCGACACATGCGACTCATCTGATAGAAAAGCATGTATAGGAGTCGTTCTTCAGGGGGAGCGTCTTTGTTTGAGGCATAATCCCAATCAATGACACTGCGGTCAACAACAAGACGGTGCTGATTAAGAACGGGTTCCAATGCGTCAATGATTCGGTCTTCTTTACGGACGTTTGCCCGGACTTCTTCGATGTCAATGTTTTGTTTGGTTTGGACAAGATGTTTTTTAAAGAGTTCGCTGACAATACCGTCACCAAAGTTTGTTTCAATGACAAGTTTAGTCACGCCAAACTTTTTACACCCTCTTAGAATGTCCAAGAGCGTATTGTCGCTGTATCCGTCTCGGTAAGCACGCATTTCATGCAAGTACAAGAAACCGTTGCGTTGCGAGATATAAGCTGCTGTTGTTTCATCCGAGCCACGACCCGACGGGTCAATTGAGCAGATTGTCTCTTGGTAAGGGTGCCACTCTCCGACCAACTGCATTGGACTGTAGAAATAATCTCCAGGTAGACCGACAGTGGGAGCGTCTTTGATGACGTTTTGGGGATCGCTGCACCAGACGATGGAGTCAGGAGCAGTAGTAGGATTAACAGAGGTGACCACGAGGTCAGCCATTTTAAGCGGGAATTTTTCAGCATCACTAAGACTTGTGTCAAGCATGAACTGCAACATGAAGTTGCTACGACCCATCGAGGCCTCACGTTCAACAAGGTCGTTTTCGTTAAAACGGTCAGGGTCAGTTACTTCCCATTTGTCTGCACCATTATCCATATCAGCTACTAGCTGGGGCGCTAACAGGCCTTCGTATTGGCTTACCTTCCTTGGGTACCTAGCAGGCCAAACAAAGGGCTTGTAGGACCGCTCAGCTAGCTTACGATAGACAGTAAAGACTGTTTGAGGAGTACCAAGGTACATGATTCGACTATCTTCTTTAGGCGTAAGGATTGATTCAGCTTCTGTACAGAGTTGAAGCAACTTTTCACGCATAAGTTCTGTCATTGAGTTACCAGGAACTTCAATGTCGTCAAGAATCATTAAGTCAGCACGGCTACCTGTAAGCTGACCAGTAATGCCCACTGATTTAACAGAAGGTGCTTGGTGAGGGGAGCAATTGACATCAAAACTAATTCGGGACCAACGGGCGTCATCAGATTTAGGACGCAAATGTACCAACCAGGGCGTTTCAATGATTAATTTTTGCAGGAAGATGGACATGTTGTCGGCACGTTCTTTAGATGCCGAAATAATCATGATCTTTTTTTCAGGATCGTTAAACAAAGTCCAAAGCACAAAAGCCCCAGTAATCCAGGACTTGCCAACACCCCGGAAGGCTTGGATTTGTAAACGTTTGGGACCGTGCTGTAGATAATCAGCGATTGCATATTGGGCGCGTGTAGGTGAAGGGAGGTCAAGCTGCGTCCACAGTGCCTGCAAAAACAGCTTGAAATCTCCTTGCAACGCCTCAAGGACGTTTGTCATTTTTTATTAAAATATTCTTTGTGCATACGCAAGCCTTCTTTTTTAAATGTTTCAGCATCAATTTGACCTGCATTCAATTGAGCACGAAGTGCGTCGTAAGCATCATTAACTACTTGCTTGCGGCTAGGAACTTGTGGTTTAGGGGCAGCCGCAGATGCTGCTTGCGGTACAGGTGCGTAAGATTGTTCAGGTGGTGAATAATTCACAGGAGCAAACGGATCAGGTCTGCCCATTGGAACTTCAGGGCGAATAGGATCACCAGACATATCTTCCATGCCTGAGTATGATTGTCGTGGCTGAACACCCATAGCATCCAATGTGGCATCACCAGCAGGTGCTGGGGCAAGACCTTCCAAAGCAGCCCAAGTAAGTCCAGCACGGGCTAGGTTTGGAATTACTCCACCAGCTACAGTACTTAGCAATGTACGACCTGCTGCGCTACCAGCACCAATCGCAAGCTGGTTAGGAATGCTGGGAGCCCGGAACCGTCCACCTGGAACAGCACTAGGATTGTTGCCAAAAAGATTCATTTGACCAGGAGCTTGCCCAAATCCACCAGGCGGTTGTCTTGGTGGTGTAGCTGCTTGAGTGCCACGAGCTTGTACAGGGTCAAGCGTGGGCGGACGTGTCAGTGATTGCTTAACGTTCCGAAAATCACGAACATTACCCTGCCTGTTAATTGCACTTGTTTGACCTTTTGCATTAATAGGTTTACGATTTTGTGCTCTACGTTTATCAGCGGCTTGTTCTTGTCGAAGAGCTTCAGTATCAATTCCGTATAGATTAAGAACAAGCTTAGCAAATGCGTCTAAAGGATTCATTATGTTATGTGTGATAAAATAAGATGTTCACGGAGTTTATTAACTCCAAATTTTTTTCTCATCCATGTAAGCCAATTGTCACTTCCTTTATCCTGATTACACTTGACGCAGGCTGGTACCAAATTGCTTGTAATGTCCTCCCCACCGAAGGTGCGAGGATGAACGTGATCCAAAGTAAGTTCGTGTAATTCATAAGTTCCTCCACAATAAACACATGTGCATCCGAAATGCTCTTTAATTGCACGTCTCCAAAGACGTTTAGCTTCAGGTGATGTCATGGCTATTAGGTTTTGTAAATAGTAATCAGGATTGGGAAGTAAAGGCGTCATGCGTATCTTTTATTCAATCGTGGACGCCGCCTGTTCTTAGAAGGAGATTCAAGTTTGCCGGTGTTTTTACCCGTGTGAGAAGCATCTTTACCATCTCCATTACCGTAAGTACCTAGTTTACGGTTTAGTTTATTAGCTGCAGTACGAATTTTTAATCCTTTTGCAGTTTTGTTGTACCTTCGTTGTTGTTTGCGGCGACGTTCTGCCGCTTTAGGATTCTTTTTGTAGTATTCAGATGTCGTTCCGTGTGCCATAAAGCCTATTTTGTACGAGTTCTGGATCAATGTCAGGCATAACTGCGGCTAATTTAGACAAAGCACTACCATCAGATGCAACACCAGTAATGTCATTTGTTTTTAGCCAGTCACAAGCTGCTTTTAAATCGGCAGTAGTAGCTTCACCAGATTTAATTCGTGACAAAAAACTCTTAGTAATTAGACTATGAAGTTCATTAAATTGATCTTCTGAAGCTTTTTTCTTCATTAATCCCAACTCCTCCTACGCATACGATCAATGATGCGTTCCATTTGTGCTTCAGTTCTAGGTGTAAGATTACCTTGTGAACGCATTTGTTCTAAGATTGCTTTATCTACTGCAAAATCTTTAGCGTCGTATTGTCCAGTAACGCTAGCAATCATCATACGTTGATTTGAAGGGTTTTTCTTTTTAATGTTTCTAGCCATTTTAAACTGCTCCTGGGTACTTAGGTGTGCCAGGTTTAACACGTTTTGGTTTAGGAATTTTCAACAGGTTACGCAAAAATTTTTCAATGTCTTCAGCTTGGGTTTCCATTCCATAAGGAGTAGTTCCAGGCATAAAATCTCGAATACCAGGAACGTACACACCTTCTTTTCCTAGTCCCATCGGGCCTACGTAGTCTGCACCGGGGTCACCAGGATATTCTGGCGCTGCGCGGTCTTCATATTTAGCGCCTGGTAGGTTACTTTTAGGCGGCATTGGGTACATATCAAGTGGCGGAACTCTTCCTGTAATACGCATTACAGTATTTAAAAGTTCTTTATTTTGACTTGAATAAATACCGTAGTCTTTTTTGTCAGCCATTAAATTTTACCATTTAAATTGTTCTTTGTAAGCTACAATTGGAACAACGTCATGACAAAGCTTTGCGTACGAACTATTAGGTCGGAACATGAATCCAGCTTTACCTAGCTCAGCACATTTAAGTGCACGAACTAATTCATAATCCAGTCGCATCTTTTGTTCATGTCGTTTTGCGATAGCTTTACATTGTTCAACCATACTGCCGTCAAGCGGTACGGAAAAATTTAAGCTAAGTCCAAAATTACTGGTACGCTGATAGTTATCAGTATGCACATCACCGCCTGTATAAAACGGGCTAACTGTCATTGTTGTACCGTTACATGAATTGTTAGCGGCAAAATGTTGACGACTAGGTGCTCCAGTATTTTGAAACTGAATAGCTTGGTTAGTTACGTTACCCGTAGCTGCGGCTACAGGTGACGCACTATTAGAAACTGTCGGTTCTTCTGCGTAAGCTGGGCTTACGGAGACGTAGTCTACGACTACTGCGAGAAGACTGACAAGGAAGTAGTAGTAGAGACTTGTTGGATTGTTTCGGTGATGTCGATTGTTTCGATCACCCCGGCTGCTCGTTCTGTAATCTCTAGTTGAAAAGGATCGCCAGCGGTGGTTACTGAGAACGTTGTTGAAGAATCCTCGATTGAACCACTGGGTGTTACGTTGGTTCCAGACCATGATTTATAAGCTCCACCGTACACTTCAGTGGCAATCGTACGGTCAATATCGATTGTAGTTGTAGTAGTAGATTGCATACTACCTTGTGTAAAATTAGGTGTGACGGATTGAGCCGACACAGGTGCTGCCAACAGCATCAGCAGAATCAATTTCTTCATTTGTTTTTTTCACGAGTGATTGAAAA